GGCTGTGCCGCATTCCCGCCGATTCCGCATCCTCGCCCCTCGGAGTCGCCCAACTCGCCAGCCGAGACGCGCCGTCCAAGTCCATCCCGCCCGTGTGCGTCTCCGTGCTCTCCGTGTTCGGCCCTCCGGTCGGGCAATTCGGAGTCGGCCACGAGGCCAGGGCTACAGTGCGGCCGAGGTACTCTGTTTTGCGATTCGTTGCTATTCTGCTGGGCCGAATCGGGCTGTTGGCATCCGGTTCGCTGTTGCATGGCGTCGGCCACGAAGTACAGTCGCTGCCGGATGTGCGGCGCCCCGAAGCCCGCAGCGCACAAATCCGCCGCCCCGATGGCGTAACCCGCTCCTTCCAAGTCAGCCGAAACAACGTCGAGCCAAGCAAGTCCGTCGTTCGACGCAACCTGCTCGCCAAAGATTGTGTCAGGGCGGCACTCCGCAATGAGCCGGAACCATGCAGGCCATAGGTGACGCTGATCTGAGAAGCCTCCCCGCTTCCCGCTCGCACTGAAACCCTGGCAGGGACAGCTTCCGCTCCACACGGCAAGATCATCTGGCCATCCAGCGTTTCTAAGGGCATGGCTCCAGACTCCAATCCCGGCGAAGAAATGGCATTGCGTGAATCCCTGGAGGTCTTTCGCCTCGACTTGTTCAATGCTTCGCTCATCCACTTCACCCGGAGCAATCAGCCCCGCCTTAATCAACTCCCGCAACCACCCCGCCGCGAATCGGTCATTCTCGTTGTAGTAGGCAGTCATCGCATTGCCCTTGCCTTCGCGAGGTGGCTGTCGCAGGGGCCACCGAGCGCATTCTGGGCGGCATACCCGCCCCTAGAACGGGATGTCGTCGTCGGTAATCGACGGGTTATTCGGCTGCCACTCTCCGCCAGCGGTGGCGTCTGCGGCAGAAGCGATTGGACCGCCCGTTTGGTCCGGCCCCGGCGTGGTCCGATTACTGGCGATTGGAATCACCATGCGCGCGACAATCTCCGTGCGAGAGCGTTTCTGGCCGTCCTTGCCTTCCCATGACGACGTTTCGAGCTCGCCGCGAATGAACAGCCGGCGGCCTTTGCGCGCAATCTCCACGCACTCGCTGGCAAGCTGCTTGAAGGCCACGATGTTGTGCCATTCGGTGCGGGTCTCCTCGCGAATCTTTTTCGATGTGGCCAGCGAGAATTTACAGACTTCGGTGCCGTTCGGATACGCGATCTCGGCATCCCGCCCAACGTTCCCGATCAGGTTCACTTCATTCATACGCATACCTTTCCGCGATTCCGCTGTTTCATCAGTGCCTCGCTCGACTGCCTGCTCATGGCGTGCCCGATATGCCACCAGCGGCAGAGTGTGCATTTATAGGCGTCAAACTTCACTCCGAGCTCGATCCCGAGACGGCGCGCAGCCTTCCGTGCCGCCTCTTCCGTGTGCCGAATTTTTCCGATGCAGTGCGGCATAAAATCCCGCTCTCCCATTCACGGAATCACAAGCCCAAGCGATTCATTGAGCGTATTCTGGCTCGAACTGCAGCCCAATAGAATTTCGCGACCCGGAGATTTTTCCAGGCGGTGATCTCCCCGCACCACAACAGCAGCCTCTCCGCTGTTACAGCTGCGGCAAACCACCACGTCTCCGCAATGGTTCCCAGGACTTGGCCGCGCAACTTGACCCCCGAACGCTCACCTGTGCTCATAAAAAACCTCCTTACCCGGAAGCGCCGGGCTCCTCCTGAACCAAATCATATTTAGTCCCGCCCTCCATCCGATGCACCAGAACCGCATGCCAGTCGGTGCCGTTTACCGTTGTTTTTGTGGGTGTGCATTTATTCGGGCAGTACCATCGACCAGGACGGAGGCCGAACTTTGGGTGCATTTCCGAGCCACGCCACAACATCTTAATGCCGCATTTACCCTTGTGTTTTTCGCAGGCATTGCAGGAACACTTTGGCGGATTCGCGGCACACAGCCGGCATGGCTCCGAACGGTCCGGACCGGTTTGAATCGTGGGCCTGGATGGTGCCGTGAGCGGCGATGCCGCACTGGCAACGGTCAACTCTTCGCGCTGCTGGCGCTCGGCAGCGGTCAGCACCTTGCCTCCAGTCGACCAAAGCGCCATCTTGCGGCCCAACTCTTCGTCAATTTGCCCGGCTTTAGCCAGTAGCGGCTTGAAGTAGGAGCGTACCTTGAAGACCATTTTCTGCTCATTGGTCAGGCTCTTGGGGTCCGCTACAAACACCCCATCAGAGGCCGGCTCTAAAACCAGTCCGGCGTTCATCTCGTAGCAGAACGCATTGCCGCCCACCGGCATCCAGCCGAGAGGCCGCGGCTCGCTTTTCTTGCCGGATTTATCTTCGTTCCTGGTTTTCTCTTTCCAGTCCAACTTCTCCTCTGCCCGGAACAGCAGGATCAGGTTGGCGCGGGATTGCGCGAACGATTGCATCAACTTCCTGCGATCCTGCTTTGGAGCACGCCAGTTGGCGCCGTAACTTTTCCCGACCCGCTTGGCTTCCTCATCCCCGAATTCGAGATACCCGCCTTCGCCGTCATGCTCATAGCTCATCTGATCGACGACAACGATGCTGGCGCCCTGCCGGGAGCAGTACATAATGGCCTCGCGGTATCGCAAAGAGCTATATGGCGGTCCCAGTTCGACGGATTCAAAATCGAAAGTGAACTTGGCTGGATCAGCCTTCTCGCCGGTCGGTGGGGCGTACTCATTGCATTTGCCGCCATCGCTGTCAATGATGAATATCTTCCCGCCAATCACCGCGAGCATCCCTTGCGCGAGGCGCAGCGCGGATAGTGTCTTTCCGCCGCCCGACGGTCCGGTAATGCTGAGCATCAGTTGCGATGCGGTGCGTTCCCCGTGCCGATGCTTAAATCCGCTCATGCGGCCTCCGATCCATTCTTCTTTGCCTTTCTCATGGCGATGCCGTGCTCGGCCCACCATCGGCGCTTGTTGTCCCGCTGGGATTCCGCTGAGCAAATATCGCTGCAATATACCTGCCGCGGTTTTGTTGGAATAAAAACTTTCTTGCATGCAGTCCTTCCGCACTGCTTCGCGTGATCCCATTTACCGCCACAGACCGGACATTTTGTGAATCTTCCCTTCATGCGGCCTCCGATTCTTCCGGATTGAACTGGTCCATCTCCGCGACCAGCTTGTTCCACAGCCACGGCGGCACCTCGGCCGGCGCGCCATCATCGCCGTACCCCGGCCACGGCTGCTCGGTTCCCAGCTCCGCGAGATACCGCTTCCACTGCTCTTGCGCCTGCCGCCAGCGCGTCTCGCCATAAGCGCGATACTGCGCGTCCAAAGGCATCACCCGCACGGCCCACGGCCGTGCCGTCTCGATGAACACGTCGCGCATCGTTACCCGCCCGGCCAATTCCGGGAAGACCGTTTCGACCGCTTCGATGTAGGCGGCATTCTGTATGTCGTAGCCGTATTCCGCGATTTTGATCTCGCATTTCTTCTTGCTGGCATCCACGGAAGTGAATTTGAAGTCCAGAATCTCGCCGTGCAGAAACTTGCGGGCCCGGCGGCGCCGCTTGCCGTTCTTTGAAACCAGATAAATCTGCGGGAGGATCACATGATCGAGTCGCCCTTCGCACCACACCCCGTTCGGAGCCTGCCAGATCAACGTCACTTCGCTCTGCCCGGTCAGATCGATCCCGCGCGCGGCAAGTTCCTTGCGTATATGCTCCACCATGGCGCGTGCTTCACTGAGTTGCCCCGTAAGGATTGGAAGGCTCCCTTCGGCCAGCGCCACATCGCGAGCTTCCCGGGCGGCCTTGGTTTTCCAATCATCCGCCGGTACCTCCACGATCCGGCGGCCGCCCAGAAGCAGCTCGTGCGCCACTGATCCGAGATTCGCGGCCGGCCGGTATTCTTCCGACTCCCCTTCTTTCGGCCCGAAGGCTTTGAACCAGGCATGTAGCGGCGAGCGATTCATCATCACCGCGGCCAGTGATTGATGCAGACGTGGAGGATCGTTTGCCGGTAGCGGCTCCCCCGGCAGATACATTGCCGCCCGCAATGGCGGCAATGTATGTTCCGATTCAACTTGCTTCGTTTGGCTCATGGCGATAAATAATTTCGTCGTCGCTCAACATAGAAAATCCTTCAATAAGGCGGCGATGTAGATTTGAACGCTTGGAAAGCGGGACGGCCCTGGGCGTGGCGGATATGATCTAAAGTACCGACCATATTCCCTGCGGCATTTTGGACAAAAACGGTATCTGTAAACTTTTCCGTCCTCCACGGGGGGAAGTTGAGCGGAGCAACTTTTACACTGTCGGGCTTCCACCGACTCCACAGGCGCGCCAACAGTGAGTGGCCACTTGAATCCGTTGTGCGTCTTACCGTCACGACCGACGCATTTCAGGATCATGACCTCGGTCCCGCCGTTGGTCCATTGACAAGCCTTCATGCTTCACCTCGAATTTCATGCGGCCAGGGCGTAGCGCCGGCGTTTGCGTGAATTATCCCGCGCCAACTCCCGCCAGGCCTGCGAATAGCCTTGATCGTGCCGCAGGTAAAAATGCTGCCGGCAAACCGGTCTCTTCGATCCGTCCCAGGTCGAACGCACATCGACTGCCGCCGGAAACACGCAGGCAGGATCTTCCCGGCACTGCGCGCCTTTCCATAGCCGAGCTTCCACGTGGCTCAATGCTTCCGGGAATCGGGGGGAACTGTTTTCAGTCATCGCAGCGGATCGGTTCCTGGCGCAGTCTTACGCCGGCAGTTTTTCGATGATCGTGATATTGCCCTTGTTGATGACCACGCTCGGCCCGCCGCCACCATCCCGGCGCGGCTGAATCTTGATGTAATAGCGATCCCACCATCCAAGCACTCCGCAGACCGGCGCGGTACGGCCCAGCACGTGCACCCGCAGCGGCGTTTTGCATTGAATTTGCTTGCGCGCCCAGGCAACCTCCAGCGTCTGCACCGTCTGGCCGCGCTTGGCTGCCGGCGGTTCCTGTGTTTCCACAGGACGGACATCCATCTCCACTGGCAGAAATGGCTCCGCCTGGGGAGTGATGAGTATCTCGTTTTCCATGACTGGCGCCGGAGTCTCCGGCCCCGGCGGGATATTTTCCAATAAGTTTGTGGTTCCCATGAATCGTTCCTCCAATCGTTGAATTGAATTCCTTCCCGGTAAACTAAATCCTTCGGCCGCCACCGCTCCGAACAGCGCCAAGGCCCACACGACTGCCGCGCCAATCCCCCACACCTTGATCGCCATCCAGAGCAACTCACGCTCGCGCAATGGAGTCATGCTGCCTCCTGTGATTCGGTTTGGTGGGCCCCCGCAGACGCGGCCGCCGTCCTTTCGGATACGGCAGGTTCTGAAGTCTGCGGGGGGTTGGTGGGAGGAGAACACTCGGCGAGACGCGCCTTCACGTTCAGACGCTTCAATTCTGCATTCACGACTTCCAGGCGTTTCTCGATCAACCTCTTAGCCTGATGCGCCAGCCCGTCCACCGTCATCACGATCGGCGTCTCCAACTCCGCCCGGCAGGCGGCGCACAGCGGCAAACCGTCAGTCGGGACATCGAATCTGCATAGCAGGCAGGTCATTTCAGCTCCTTAATTGGCTTTCCGAGCCGGTCGCACTCATACAACACCGTCCCGCGCCGGAAAGCGATCTTGTGCGGGTAGGACGGATTTGGCCAGGCGTAGAGGTCCTTCTTGGCAATCTCGACAGCCACGTAGCGGTCGGCGGGGTTGCCGTTTCTGAACTCGTCGCAGAAATACGGCCGCGAACAGGCGTGGAATTTTCCGGCGCCGCATTCGTCACTCTTGGGATCCCACTCTGGATGCTCCATGGTGGATCCGACTTGCCAGTGCGTTTCGCGGCTTGTGCCTTCCTGGGTCTTAAAATCCTTCGATACCTTCTTGAAGAAGATGATCGAACGGGCATCCTGGACGCCGTTGGCGTCCAGCCAGCCAATGACGCCGCGCCGTGTCTTTGGGTGGATCACCGTTGATGTTTTTGATTTTCGCGTGATCTTGCCTTTGGCGAGCGCGAAGCAGACGGCGAACGCGAACAGCGCCACGGTTGCGAAATCAGATTGCAGGTGTACCGACACGCAGCCCCGCGCCTCGACGGAACTGTTGTCCCGCGCCACGGCGGAACTGTTGTCCCACGCCTCGACGGAACTGTTGTCCCACGCCACGACGGAACTGTTGTCCCGCGCCACGACGGAACTGTTGTCCCACGCCTTATTTACAACAATCCTGATGCCAGCTTCGGAGTGGATTTGGATCAACGTGAGATCCTTGAATGAATCCGGCAGGGCATCCAGTTCCGCTTGCGTGTGAACGACAATTTCCTTCATGCCAACCTCCTTTTTGTGATTCTGGACGGTGCCGGAAACTCCGCACGGCCTGGGGCAATCCGTGGCCGCAACTCGAAATCACCCACCGGGTCAAGCCGCTCCGCCCACTCCGGCCTCAAGCCATCTGCCGAGCGCAGCCGCCTCCCCAACTCCGTCAACGCCATTTCCGCCCCGATAGTTCGCTGGGCCTCGATCCACGCCGCAGAATCCAGCGAGTGGAAATACTTCTCCGCCGCGCAGCGGTGCTTCCTAGCGACCTGCTCTTTCAGGTCCGCGATTACCTGCTCAATTTGTTCGTTGGTCACAACGCAGCCCCCTTGGTGAGATGTAAGGGGGATTCTCTGATTGTTTGTACTTACTAGTACCGCTGGCTGGGTATTAAGGTTTCTAAGACTTACTGGCCTTGCGTCCGACGGCATGAAACTTATCGGACGTAACGGGTTGGACAAAAAAAAGTCGGGGTGCCCCGTCTCCAGAACACCCCGATATTCAGCGCTTGGACCCGCGAAGGTTGGAGCACTGAATCCCGTCCAAAATGTTTGCTCTGATTGTCGCGGGTCCTGCATAACGATTCGGACTCTATTCCAGGTTCAAAGGCGTGTCAAGAAAAAAATGAGATCAACTGCATTATTTATGAGAAGTAGTTACCTGTATCATTTGAGGTACGTGGCCTAATCTCCAATTGTGTTCTTGAAATCCGCCGCAGAAGACGATAAGATCACCAGCAATGACTCTGCTCGCCATCGAGCGGGAGGGGGACATAAAGGGGGACCAATGAAATCGCTACTAATCACTTGGGTATTTGCGTGTTCCGTAGCCGCCACGATGGCCCAGGGGCTTATCGCCGTGGACCTCGACAAGGCCATTGATTACGGCAGCCAGTTCAAATCCAGGAAGCAGTTCCTAGAAAAAGGCTTGAAGGCCAACAGGGTCCAACTCGCCTCGGCGTGGGCCAAGGATGGAATCAGCAAATACGCCACTTTCTTCACTGACTTCGATGCTATCGCATCAGCTTCGGCACAGGCGCAGCAGGAGATGCGGCCATTCTCACGTAAGGATGCGGAGGCGCTCCCACTCAGTGGATTGATCTATGCGCACGTAGAAATCCATGGTCGCGGGATGCTCCCCACTAGGAAAGTAGAGAGCAGGTACGTTAAGAATCAGGCACATCTTGTAGTACAGATCGGCGAGGAAATCGTGCAGCCGCTGTCGAAAGAACTCAGCTCCTCGGGCGACGCCAGCTTCATCCTGCCGATAGCCCTCTTCACCTGGTGGGATGTTGGTAATGTGAGCCTGCTGACCGGTGGCCCACTCGGAGTCTATGGTGCCAGGGCTGAAATGGAGTTTGTCTTTCGGTTTACTGCAGAGCAATTGAAGCGCAAGGCGACCGTGATCCTAATCGACGCCGATGGTAACAAACACGACGAAACGGTCGACCTTAGCAAGCTATTTGCGCGCTAGCCCGCTGGAGGCCGGCGAGCAGGTCCACCTGGAGCAGATGCGCCTGATGAGCGGCTTGGCGCAGATTCGCCGTCCGGGCGACACCGCCCGCTGGTGGACCTACTCCGAAGCCGTACAGTGAAACAGTGTTTACCCGCCGGGGTGCTTCTTGTCGTCAAACAGGATGGCATCGCGGATCTCCTCGCGCGTGATGCCGGCCTCGGCGAGCGCCTGATATCCGTACACGCAGCCGTCAATCTTCTCCAGGAAATCGTTGATGAGCGCGGTCTTCAGGTCCATGTCGCGGAGGTTGCCGCCGTGCTCGGCCTGGCCCTTGCGGTATTTGATATCAATGCAGTAACAGAGAAACGAGTCAACGTCAGCCAGGTGCGCTTCCTGCTCGTCCGTCATTCGCTCCGGTAAAGTTGTTGGAATGATTGCCATCCCCATGCCTTGTTTCCTTTCTGTGTTGAACATCGTCTTCGTTACTGCTGTTGCCATTCGTTGCTTCCTTTCTGTATTATGGAATTCCCAAAACTTTGGCGCGCCGCAGGAACTCCTCTTCGGCCTTTGCGGGAGGATCCCCTATAATGATGCTGGCCGCCGGCTCAACTCCCACTGCCAAATGATCCCAGGATGGACCCTGTTTCATCAGATCGCGCTTCTCGGTCATCAGCATGATTTCATCTGCCATCCGAACCGAGTCCGGCTCCCGGGACGGCAGCCCGAACCGTTCACAGATGGCCGTCATTAGACGCCGCTCGGCTTCACGGTAGGCCCTCCCAATGATGGACCAATACTTTACCGGGCGCGGCAGATCGACCAGATAGGCTTCCGCAGCGTCGTGGAGCAGTCCCCAAGCGGCATCCTCCAGCGGCACGCGGAAACTTACTTCGACGCAGTGCTGCGCCACTGAGTAAAATTCCTCACAATGCCCCCCAAAACGGCATTGCATCGAAAGCGCGTGGGCGATATCTTCAATGTGGATTTCCTCTGGACGTGGATCCAGCGGCCAGAATCTGCCGCCGGAATAGACCTGAATCCAGTCTCCCTCGCGCCCGGTTACCTCCGCCTTTGTGTTGCCATGTGCCGCAATCGTTTCCATTTCATGCCCCCATTCCCCTTCCCGGCCGCCGGGAAGCGCGTTACCCGCTTTTCTGTGCGGCCAGCCATGCCCGCAGCTCGCACAGCAGATGCCTCGGAACCCAAACCGCCATCCGCTCGGTCATTCGGGCCAGGGTGCGGCAAGCCGGATGGCAGAACTTCTGGTGCCGCCGCTTGGGCGTGAACTCCCGCCCGCAAGTTGACAGCGCGCAAATCATGCTTCAATTCCTCTCAAACTGAATTCCCAGCACCGAAAACCGCGCCCCATCGCAATCCAGCCAGATGGTATGGACCCGGGCCGGCGCGCCATGCACTTCGGCATCATCCACCGTGAGCGCGGTGGTGCAGGCCAGGGCCTCGCCCGGCCTGATCTGCCGCGCCACCGTATTGCGCGGCTCCAGCAGCAGCGCCGCGGGATAGATCGGCTCAACCAGCAGAGCTCCGTTCGGCGCCACTTCCTTGGTGATGAACGTAACCTTTTGCGCCACCGTGCCGGCCGCCAATAGCCCCGCTGTCAGTGCCACCATGAGCCCCACAATCCACGCCGCCGTCTTCATGCCGTCGCCTATTTCCTAAAACCGTTCTCGCGGTCCAAGGCTTCATATTCTAAGATTGTCAAGGCCGGGGCACCGGGAGACTCATGACTATCGGTAGCCCGGAAATGGGCTTCTGGGTGCGCCGGAAAACACCATTCCAGGAAGATGAAATTCGCCGCATCGACGAGCCACTCCGTATTGCCCGTCGTGTCATACTTCTCAATGCGCGGGGCAACGCCATCCAACATGCGCCTCCCCTGGTCCCGTTGCATTCGCGCATTGGTCTCGGCTGGACCGTACTTATAGAAACTCGTATTCAACCGAGCTCGCATGAGTCCCAGGAACTCATCGAGGCGCTCCACGCACGGCTCATGTATGGTCGGCTTCTTCATGCTCTTCTCCTTGGTACGTACATTTGTACTCACTTCTGGTATGATCTTTCGTCTCCGCGTGAGAGGAATCGTTCATGCCTGTCGCCACAATCCCATGCAAAATGACCCCAACCGTAGCAAACATCATGCCGCCAGCCGTTTCCTTTCTTCCGAGGCTCTAAACTGATCCCGGCCGGTGTATGTTGCCGTGCTCACCAACCCCTGATCCTTATTCCACACGAATGCTTCCGAAGATCGCCAATTCCCCACAAAACCTTTTTTGGAATGCCAATCGTCGGGGGCGCACAGGCTCGGCAAGATCCGCACAGCGACCCCGTGAAACTCCTCCAGCCGGCGCTGGTGTTTGTCTCCGGTATGAACTTCCCGGATGCGCGACTGGCCCCACATCTCCGGCTCCTCGACGGCCATGATCTGCGGATAATCGCCCAGTTTCCCCTCGCTGCCATGTGTCCACATCAGCATAACGCTGCCCCATTGGAAATACTTCCGCGGCGCGGGTCCGTTCTCGACCTCCACGTCGCGGCAATTGCGATACCAGCACCAAATAGAATCCCCCATGCAGAATGAGGCGTTCATATCGTGATTGCCCGGGACAACCACCACCTTCACGGGCGCCAGCCGCATGGCCTTGTCGACGCTTCGGATGATGGCCCGGCGCACTGCGGGATATATTTTCTGGAAGCGCGTGTCGGCGGTCACCTGTGTTCCGCGTGTGGTGGTGCCAGCCTGATTATCCACGTGCATGAGATCGTTCCCGATCACGAATATCACCCGCTCGAATTTCGTATCCGGAACCCTGGATAGAATCCCGTCCGTGGCCTCATCCCAACACCGGTCTGCAATTTTCAAGTCGTAATCTCCCCAGCCGCCAGTCTCTGGCGACCAGGCCAGCTTCCCAAAATGGTGGTCCGTGAGATTCATTTCCAGCAGGTTGCCGGAATCGCACTTCGGACGCTTCACGAGCGGGTAGCGCGGCGCAAACTTCGCAGCCTCATCCATCATCCGCCGGATCTCATCTTTAGCTGCCGCCACTGCCCGCTTGCGGCGCAACCATGCCTTGACCTGAAACAATTGCTCGACATCTACCCTCTCGGCGCCTTCCGGCCCTATCTTGGCCCCCACTTCCCACTTATTGACCTGGAACCGCTCGACCTCCCACACCTGCGTGTCGACTTGGCAATAATCCAGCAACTGCGGAAGCGTATGAATCCTTGTCTTCGGGATGCTGATCTGCCAGATGTCGCCTTGAATATCGTGTTGCTCGCCGAGTTTCGGGGCGGCGCCCGGCCCCAGCGGCGCCTTGCGGGTCATGCGGGCATTGCAGCCGTCTCGCGGGCAGCGCTGCGGCCGCTCGACGCGGCTGTCAAACTTGTGCCCGCTCGGGCAGGTCTGGGGATACAGTTTTGTAGGAATAAATCCTCCTGTTCAGGGTTGCGCCGGAGCAGCACATGTCTCCGGCGCCGCAGCGCCAGCTTCTTCTCCGATGAATTGGATCGATTTGATGTTTTTCTTCAGGATGCGCTGGGTGTGCCGGTAGGTGGAGTTGCCGTAATCCATGGACAGTTTCACGTATTTCTTGGAATCGCCGATGTAGAATCCCACGGAATACAGCACACACGCCGACTCCTCGTCCTGGATGTCGGACTCCGCATGCACGTTGTCATCGTAGAAGGCGTCCTCCCAGGAAACCAGCGCCAGTTTGCGCGGGGCGTCCAGCGGACCCTCTTTCGGTTTCAATGACCGGCTCATTTTCCCTCCCGGAATCTCAGTGGATCGCACGGCCCGCCATGGCCCACTGCCGCCATCCCAGTTACGATTCCCAGCCGCATCGCGCGCACCTCCACGGCTCCGCCCATTTGCGTTTTTTGATCCATTCCCGGCATTGATAGCATTGGCGGTAAATGCCCCAGGTGTTCTCGTTAATGTCGAGCACCACGGCGGGCGAAGGCGAGGGAGTCTCTTTCCCGGCATCTCCGCCCACGCCGCGCCGCGTGTCCCGGTCTTCCGGAAATGGAATGATCTTAGCCATGAGCAGCCAGCGCAGCGGCCGTCAGCCATGCCGCCAGAAACAATACCAACTCCAGAACTCACCTCCCCGGCGAGAACCGGAACCCGACCGTGACGAGCGGCCGCCAGGTATCGCCGGAATCCGCCGGCGCGGTCAGTCCCTGTCCGGTGATGATGATTTCTCCGAGCGGCGTTGGAACGCCTGCCAGCAGCCCGCCCGCAAACGCCCCCGAGGTTACTTCACTCGATTGCGCGACTCCGCCGGTCGCCAGCCCGTAGAGTGAGAACCGCTTGCCTTCCTGTAGCAGTTTGGCAATGCCGGTCCGCACCTGGTATTGCGGCTGCGTGGAGGTAATCCCGCGCGTCTCAATGGTCGAATAAGAGCATAGCCCCGGCGCCGCCGGTTGCTCCGTGTCGGCGTTCACTGTCGCGGTACAGGCCGCCAGTGACACCGTGCCGACCGGGAACGCCTGCGGCTGCGGGTAGAATCCGCCGCCCACAATCACTGAATAATCCTGCGCGTGCATGATGGTTGCGGAGCCTGCCACCAGCAGCGCAGCCAAACCGAATCCTTGCAAAAACCTGAACATTCATTCCTCCTTGAATTTAATTTCGTGCGGCGGCCGGACTCGATACCGGCTCCCATGTGCCCGTGCCCAGGTCAGCGCCACCAATCCCGCTGGACTACGGTTTCCTTGGACTATGGTTATGGCGTACTGAGAATTGATACAGCATGGTGGTCAATGCCATCACTTCGATCAATCCGATTTCCCCATAACTTTGCCAGCGTGTCCTTCCACGCCGCGCCGCACGATGACCATGGAACACCATTTCTAAAACCGCTGCAAAAACGCGACAAGGCTAGTATACCGCCCGAAATGCGCGCCGCTCCCGATGGTCGCTCCGCGAAGATGTGTAAGGGATTAAGTTTGAAGTTAGACGAACTGGGCTTTGCCTAAAAACGCCCGTTTGCCCAATAAGTCGGCAGTCTGCACAAAAAGTCAGGCAAGTGGGTTCGGAAATGACCGGAGAACGCACCGCTGCTCAAGCCATAGGCTAAATTCCTCTATGCTCAAGGTTCCGCTCTCCAATTGCCTAATGGCATCAAGAGTTTCGTTTTTGAGGGCGACAACTTGCAGACCGTTAAGGACGAGAATCAGGTATGCAGCACCTAGAGCCGATCTATGGTTGCCGTCATTAAAGACATGGTGGCAAACTATTGCTTCCGCAATCGCGGCTGCCTTCTGATAGGGAGTCGTGTAGGGTTCCTCGCCAAATGCTGTCATCCACGGGCGTGCGACTGAAAGTTGGAGAATGTTTTAGTCCCGCACGCCCGGCATACCACCGTCGTCCCTGATTGTGCTGTCATGGAACTCAACGATGGACTCCAGTAAGTCCGACAGGAACAGTTGAAATTCGGAGGGTTCCAGCGTCCCTGCCCCACCTCAATCTATATCTAGCGAGCTAGGTCCCGAAGAAGATCACCGTGCAAGGCAGCGAATTCATCGGTGATTTCAGCCATCAACTGGCGGCGACTAGATCGTTTCGATCTGCCGGGCGCTACAAGAACATCTCCCGTCGGATCGGAAATGATTATCATGGGAGAGATTCCCAGATTTGGATTAGGCTCTAGCGTCAAATACGACGGGAAAAGCGAAAAGGAACTAGGCCACCAATTGTCGTTGTTCCCAATGAACCTATATTGGTTCATATAAACCTCCAAGGAGTTAATTATAACGCGCACTTGCCCACAAAGTCAACTAATAGAGGGTGTTTTTAGGCAAAGCCGGGATGGGTCTTAAAATGCCGTCTCCTGAATGCTAACTCCGACTCCGGGACGCGGGTGCTTTCCGCTTTTTCGCTTTCCTTGCGACTGGCTTTGGAGCGACTTTAAGCAACTTCGTGATTGCATTCTCGAATTTAGTTCGCTCGATTTTCGCCGCCACGGATAGTCACCTCATTTTGTGGGAATAGGCACCAGGCCCAACATATTGAAATATGTGACTTGACAACCACAAGATGTTGGATAAGATGACATACCGTGCATTAAATTGCCCCTACCGATGGCGAGTCGGTGAGGGGCAGAACCTCTGAGGCGTTGAGAAGAAGCAGAGGCAACCCCATCCTGCCAAAGTTTCCTAACAACTGTCAAGGAGTAACAAGTTGCGATCCAAATAAGCGGATCGCTTGTGGGGGCGTAGCTCAACTGGAAAGAGCGCGTGGCTCGTACCCCGAAGATGCCCGTTCGAGTCGGGCCGCCCCCACGCACGAATGACGGAGGGTTAGCATCAATCGGCAATGCCCCGGACTTATAATCCGAGAGTCCCGTGCCTACACACGGGATGTGAGTTCGATCCTCACACCCTCCGCCAAACTTTTAGATGCAATTTCCGGGAATCAAAATACACTCCCCTTCGGGGGGAAGCTGGAATTGATCCAAAACCACTCAATTCCAAAACACGGTGTCCGAAGGCATACTTATATAGCGACTCCAGCCTCCATGCAAGAAAATTCTACAGCCAAGTTGCGATTTTCGGCAATACGGTCCTAGTACCATCGGGCCTTTTTGTAGTTCGGAGTCAAATGCACAATCACGGAATATTCTCAAGAGACGCTTCTCCGCATCCATCCCAAGCGGAAATCCCGCTGCTTCGGGTAATCGCAGCATTGCTGGCAATAATGCACTGCCTGCTGGGCGCGCAGCTCCGCCAGCAGCCGCTCCGGATCCGATGCTGCCAGGGCGTTCAGTGTCTTGGGGCCCAACACGCCATCGACCTTCACGGCCCAGCCAATGCCGTGCAGCGCCCACTGGAATACCCGTGCGGCACTCTCCGGACTCATGTTGATGTAGATGTCGAAGAGTTTATCGGCCACGCCCTGATCCGGGATAGCATCGAATTTCCAGAAATACTCGCGATAGATTTCCCGCGCCCGCCAGACCGTCAGGGCGCGGATATCGTCGTCGTTCACGATGCCGTCCCCGGTCAGGTCCAGGCCGCACTCCCGCAGAAACCGCAGCGAGATGCCGAAATTCGTTATTCCGCCGCGGTCCGCCGGATGGGTGTTGAGCCCCTTCTCGATATCGAGCGCCCGCCGAAATGCCGGTTCAAACTCCGCCATTTTATTTTCCTCTCCGGCGCGCCATCTCGGCATACAGTGTGCGCAATCCCGCCGCTGTCTCACAATTCGGAATGCGGTTCCCGGCATGGCAATCGGCCACCAGCCGGAAGCCCTCCGGCGCCAGCAGGTGTTCCACCGGCTCGACATATGCCAGGATATGGGCCGATTCTATGATCTCGCTGTGATACCGGCCCAGCAGCGGGTAGGAATCAATCTCGCTCACGCCGTCCGGCATCTCCGCTACGGCGCACTCGATGCGCGCCTCTTCCTCCTGGCGCTCCAAAGCGCTTTTCTGCGCCAGGCGCTGCTCGAAATCCTCCAGGCGCGCCGCCATGAACTCATCGGGATTGAATGGATCGTACACGTCGCCCAATTCGGCCATCATTTTCTAAAATCCTATCTCGACTTGCTCGGGCTTCGCAGGCTGTTCACGGCCAGCGAACGGCAGCACTTCCTGGCGGAGCCGGTTGACCGCGATCTCGCAGTACTTCTCCTCGATCTCGATCCCGATAGCCTTCCGGCCAAGTTGCTTTGCTGCTACCAGCGTGGTCCCGCTGCCCATGAACGGGTCGAGGATCATCTGCGCTTCTGGCGCGAACCCAAGACACCACCGCATCAGTGAAACCGGCTTCTGTGTTGGATGGTAAAACTCTCCACGTTCAGTTTTCCGCAATAGGCCGGACCATAAATTCCTGAATACCCGCGTGGCTCCGATCACGTTTGACCATGCCAATTCTGCTTCGCCAAGCGGCCATCCCTTCTCGGCGAGCTGCTCTGCTCCCATTCTCTTATCCCAAACAAACCAGCCGCCAGAATGCTGCAAGTGGCGCGTGAAGTGATTAGCTCCCCAGAGAATCGCCCCCCAGTCCAGAAATGGCCTTGGGTCAAATTCATCGGAATCACCAACGATTTCCGAATGGGCAATGATCTTGGAAGTGTCAACCTGCTTCCACCAAGGACTCGACTTACGGGTAAAGCGTTGTGCATTGCAAGCTGTAGAATTACCCCAAGGAGGGTCGGTCAGCACCAGGTCCACGCTCTTGTCCGGCAGCAGGGGCAGAATCTCGCGGCAGTCACCGTGGTATATCGTAATCCCCGGCTCCTCGTAGTATGGCTTTGGGAGGCTCATTGCGAAAGTATCCACGGAAGTCCTGCGGATCATCAAGAACGCGACAGGGCGCGATCTCGCGGAGCGCATTCCGGGCGGCATACCCGCCCTCAGCAGAACAGCGCCGCGCAGCGGAACACGAATGCGCCGGCCTTGATGCCTTCCCAGGTCCATCCCAGCGCTCCGCGGCGGCCGGCAAAGCGGTCGGTGATTCGCCCAACGTTCTCCGTCGTGCGCTCGATATTGTCCGAGTTGCGCTGCGCCGATTCTAGAAACTGCGGCGTGGCCAGCGAAACGTGCCGGAACATCTCCGAGCCATCTTCGGCCATGCGCTGCATTGCCGCCGTGGTATTGAAAAACCGGTTCTGGAAGCACGACGCTCCCACGGCCTCGCAATCCGTCATCTCGGTCATCAGATCGGAAACCTGGTCTTCAATCTGCCGCGCGCCATGCCCGGCAGACTCGACCGCGCGAGCCGCGCGCACGATGGAAGCCGCGGCCAACGGCACGGCTCCCCAGCGATACGGCTCCGGGCCGCAATCCACCGGGGTGCCAACCAGCCCGCAGGCGGTAAATTGCAATACCCGGTTGGTCCACCCGAGATTCATGTCGACGTGATACAACAGATCATCGCGCAGACTCGCTCGCCCGCTGCCCGGTTTACCCGGCAGCTCCGGGGATCCGGTAATCTCCATCCGCGCCGCGGCCAGCAGCTCCTGCGCGAGCCGCTGCGATTCGGTCAACAGGGTTCCCTGCCGGGACAGTTCCGCCGACACCTGTTTCGAGAGAGTCAGCGATTCGACCTGGAACTGCGGAATCGCGTAGCTGAGATGCAGGCAGACTACCAGAACGCCAGCGCAAGCCGACATGGCAAACAGTTTCAGCGCTGCATTCAGCATATACGCCCCCTATCCTCAATCCACCGGAGAGAACTCGTAATCGAGAAAGCCGTCCGGTCGAATCGTGTACAGATAATTCTGGTTGGCTCCTTCGCTGACCGCCCGGAATTTCGACCCGGCCGGCATCCACACCTCATCGCACGCCAAGCCCCACCATTTTACCGGCGGCTTCTCGCCCAGTTTCTCGATTCGGATATCGCGCGGCCAGGAGTTGGGCAGATACAGCGCCACCGGCTCGGCGGGGCCATCTGCCGTTGCGGCCGGAATATGATAAAACGCGCCGCAAGGCGGTTCAGACGAATTGCCCCAGATGGACAACGCGGCCACTGCCGCCAAAAGCGCCGCCAGCTCCATCAGCCGCGAAAGATTTGTTTTTAGCATTCGTTGAAACCTCCGTTTACATTGAGACTTTCGGATCTTTATGCCTTCCCGGCAACGCTGCCGCTGTTCCCATTTGCGCCCGCCGACCGGCCCGGCCCGCGCAATGACTGGATCAGCGCCCCCAAAACTCCTGCGGCAGCCTGCAGGACGAATTCTTTGTAGCCGTTCGCGCTCGGCAAACAGAAGGCGAATACGATCACGACGGCCAGCAGCAGGCAGAACAGCGCCGAGAGAAGCAATTTATCGAAGTGCCGCTCCTGCACATCTCCCCAGTTCATTGGGCCTCCTCCAGGGATTCGATTCGCCCGATACTGTAATGTGCCACTCGCTCGATTTCCGCTAGCCGGTCATGAATTACAGCCAATTTCTCGATGGCTCCCGCCGCGCGGGCATCATGATCTACGAGAAGCGCGCGGGAGCTTCCCGCTAATTCCAGCATCTCACTGTGCTGCCGGATGAGTGTACGCTGCACCCAGAGCCGATCACCCAGCAACAGAACAATGACTATCGCCCATTCATAGACCTTCATTTCCCGTTCCTCCTGATTTGGTCAAGCAGTTCATTGGCGCGGTCCAATTGCACGTTTAGAATCTGCAGCCGGTCTTCAATGCGCCCCAATTGCTGCTCCACCATGTCCTTTCTGGCGTATTCTGTCTTGACGGTGGCGATTTCACGCTCTACTGTTTCCATTCGCACTGCAGAGGCAGTCGCACTGGGATCGAGGCCCAACTGCACCCGGAACAGGTTCAGCAGCAGTAGCACGCCAATGGAAACAATAGCTAAGACATGGGACCTTCCGCCGCCGTTCTTCTCGACTGTCATCTGCCCTCCTTGGCCCCGGGAAACCGCACCGTGAATTTCCCATGTATTTCGACCTCGACCGGGTGATCCTCCGTGGCCTCGCGCAGCGCCTCAATCATTTGCTGCCCGGAAATCTTTTGGATGTGGTCGATGGGTCGAGCCGCTCCGCCCAATCGCCCAGCCAGTCGGCTGAGTATCCAGCCAGGAATCCAAGGCCAGCGCCAAGGGCAAAACAAATCCAGAACGGATAGGCCGCCGCGCGCAGAAGTTTTGCTGTCCATCGTTTTCTCCATTTCACCGCGTATCCGCCTCCGCTTTCGGTGGTTCCTGGCAGGCGGCCAGCGCTTTGGCGAGCTCCTGTATTCGCGCCTCGAGCTGCGAGACTCGCTCCTGCGATTTGTCCAGCAATGCCGTCTTCGCTCCCAGTGACCGCAGCAGGTCCTGGAATGTAACTTCGCCGGGGCCTTGCGCCGCCACTCCCAGCGCCATGACCATCGCCACCACGATCATCGCCAATAATTTCTTCACAAAAGCCTCCCTATTGCTGCTCATGCACATGCGTTCCCGGATTTTCCGTTGCCAAATTACCCGAATCATGCCAATGGATGCTGCCGGCATCCGTGGTGCCGGTACAGGTGGAGCCCACCACTGTGCATGTGAAAGTGTGGGTGTGGCTCGCCTCGCTGCCGGTATTGCCGCTCACCACATCCAGAGCACCCCCGCCGGCCGCTCCGGTATTGACTCCATCCTGCGCCGCTTCCAGCGCCGCTCGAGCATCCACGACTGACAGCGTGACGAGTTTCTTCCCGGCATCCGTAAAGACCGGCAGACTGGCCGTAGCGTAATTCACGATCAGATCGGAATACGCCGTTGCCGACAGCAGGTAGGCATCGAAGCGCACCGTCGCCGTGCCGATGTCAGCGCCGTCGCCGCTGGCCAAAATGTTTCCAGCAAACGTGCTGTGCTGCCCGGTCTCAGCAATACTAATTGCTGGCGTGCCAGCCGTCATTACAACAACATCATTCTCACCGTTCAGACGGGTTTCGCCGCTCACGTTGTCATATAGCCATGACGCCCGCTCGGAAGCCCCTTGCGCCAGGGAAACCTTGGGGCTGCCGGTCGCGCCGTTCTCAACTTTTACTTCCGCCGCTGCCACCAGCGCGGTGAACTGCGCATTCAGCGTCCCGGAGTCAATGCTTAGTGCCAACGTATTAGCTGCGCGGATCGCTACTCCACCGTCAGAATCAATATTTAACTGCAACCCGCTCGGCAACAATTGCTCCAGTTCGATGAACGCACGCTCCGTCCCGGCCTGCAACAACTGGATTTTTGCCTCGCCATCGTTGGCCTCATCTACCGCTAGATTTCTCATCACCGTCAACGGCCCAGTCGGGCCAGTATGCTCAGATATCAGGAGCGTATCTAACCCAGAGGTCGGCGTGTCGAAGACACGTATATTCGGGTTAGTCTGCGTGGCGTCAAACACGAACGCAGAATTGGCTGCATAAATGCGGTTAGAGATGTAATCCGCCGCAATACCAGAAGTGCTCGCGGCCGTGCCCCAATCGAAAGCGTAGACAACCCCTGCACCCACCGTGCCGTAAAAACTATTGCCGATGAAACTCAGATCATCCGTGAATGTTGCCGTGCCAGCCGTCTCGCCGTTGCCGGTAATATAAAACCCAGCTAGCGTCGATGGTGCGTTCAGTATCGTCATCACATTTCCAACGAAACTTAGCCGATGTCCAAAACCGATTCGTACCAGTACCCCGCCGAACGAGCCGGAGGTGGCAGCATCCTGAAAAAACACATTGCCGTTGAAAGCCACCCCATAACAGATATTGTTTACATCCGGCGCGTCGTGCCCGATGGTCACCGGCGGATAGCCATGTGCGTTACGAAAGGTATTTCCGCTCGCCGTGATCGTGTGGCATGCAGCCCCGCTATCCGTGGCGATCTCCAGTGCGCCGTCGTAGGGATTGATGAAGACGTTGTTTGATACGGTGTGATTGCTGCCGCGCACGATGATCATGGCACCGCGCTGTGTCCCGTCGGTCACGGTCTGGCGATGGTTCCGGCTGATGTTCCCGGTCACTGAGCAGCCAACGCTACCGGTCACGTAGATATCGTGGCGCTGACCCAGATTGATATCGTTCCCATTTACAACGCAGCCCGTATTGTTGGACACCACAATCCCGTAACCCTGTCCGCTCAATGTGCCGACGATGGTATCCAGGCTATTCCGCTCGATCCGGGTCCCGATAATCGAGCCAGTGAAATGCTCGATGTAAATCCCCCGTATCACCGACTCGATACGGTTGCCGATGATTTGCGCATTGCTGAGTGTGATGACCGCAGAAGTGTCTGTGCCGATTCCGGTCTGCCCATCGCCTACCGAGCCAGTCCCGACAATCTTCAGGTCCTCGACACGCACATCATCCAGCGTCGCCTCCTCTAGCCGTACCCCGAACGTGCATACCGGATTTAGCGTGATCTGGTTGCCCGGCGTCCCGCGCACATAGACACTGGAGGCATTGATGTTAAACGCAGGCCCGGTAGCCGCGCAGGTGATTTGAGTCGAGCGAATGTCTAGCAACCCCGGAGAGTTCAACTCCACCGTGGCGTAAAGCGTAGCCGCACCCGCCGCTGTTTCCACCACTCCGCCCGCGGCCGGCAGGTCGCTCCACGCCTCCTGGATGCCCGCCGTGGCGCTCTGAATCGACCATGCCCCGCTATGCGAGTTGGCCGGCGTAAACTGGATGGTGCCCGTCGCGCCGTTCCCGGCACACGTTCCGCCGGTAATCAGAACCGCCTCCGCGCCGCCGGTGCCGCCGGAGATGTAGAGATAGTGATTCGCGTCGGTGCCGCTGACTCCCAGCGGGCAGCCGCCCATCGACGCAGTGAAAGTAATTGTCGCTGGTACTGCCGTTGTCAGTGTCCCGCCGGGGAATTTCCGTGGGAAATTAAATGTCGCCGCTTGCCGCACTCCATTGTCCCGATAGGCTGCCAGATTCTGAAACGTCGCCGATGTCTGCCCCCAGCCGGCCGTAGCAACTAACAGAATTGCCAGCAGCGCTATAAAACGACTGGCTGATGTATGGGTCGCCATTCTCCCCCCCTCCATTTGAGTAAAACACCAGTTACTGCGCCGGGATCAAGGCCGATGGGTTGCGTGCCTAATCCGCGAATCGTTGGCGGCCAGTTGAATAGCCAGCCGCCGGTTCCATCCTGTTTAATTTGCAAAGAAATGGTTTCCCCGTCAGTGATCGCTCCAGAGCTTTTTACTATGGATGAACTCTCGACATTCCCGGTAAGAACCACCTCGAAATCATTTCCGTCATCTAATTCAAATTCAATCGTGGTTGAGAATGGAACGTCAAATGACGTGAATTGCAACGCTCCACCGACGCCGCCGGTCTCCAGGTCCACCAGGTTGCCGCCCGGCTGAACGACGGAGAGATGATTATTCGCCGGGTCCCGAGCTAGATAGCTCAGTGGCTCATCGTCTTCCACCTGCGTTCCATATAGATAAATCTCACGGTAGGGATTGTCGGACAGTTCGATCGGCTCGGCGCCACCCATGCTGATCGTGTATGCCTCTACGAGCCATTGTTCACCGGCGAGGTTTGCGGCGTTGATCCGCATGAACATGAATGAGCCTGGGAATACCACGGCAAATTCTTCTGTGATCGATTCCAGCACATGAAACGACTCGTGAACGATAAAGATTGATGTGGTATCAAACGGATTATCGTCTCCCTCCAGGTAAATCCTGTTGCTCGCAATAAGATTCCCGATAATCAATCGCCTCTCGCCCTTGCCTGTGCCGGAGATGCCGCGCACCACCAGCCCCTTGAGCGAATCATCGCCTCCCTCACCGAGCCCCTGGCCACCTTCCCCGGAGGCGGAATCCTCCAGGTAGTGCCCCGTGGCATCCACTCCCACGGCAGTCGCTTTGGCGCGGATCACCACAACGGTCCCCAATCCGATAGGGGGAAATGTACTGCCAGGGTCGATCTGTCCCACAGCCAGTGTCAGCGTGTCGCCGTCATTCGAGTCGATTAAGAAATCAGCAATCGGCATCGACTCGCCGTCTTCATCCAACTCCAGCCCGGTATCCCGCATTCCGATTACGCTGACATACCGGCCGGCAAGAACATTCGTCGTAAATGGCGGATCAACTGCCAGCGTGATGCTTGTTGATGTGGTCGATACAACCTCTCCGCCCCATATCCCGGCATGAATTAACCGCTTCAGTCGAACCGCAATCTTGCGCACCCATTGATCGGGCCCGCCGGTGTATCTCTCGAAATAGCCAGATGGAAATCCCGCCGGAAAATCTATCCCCAGGAACGTAATTGTGTCCGGGCGGGCAGACGTTCCGGTCACCGTTACTGCCGTTCCGAGCGTTCCCAGGTACTGCGCCCCCGTTTGATAGGTCAATACATCCGGCGATTCCCCAAACAGCAGGATCCAGCCCGGCGTTGTCGGATCCCAATTTAATCCGGCAAGCGTGACTGTGTTGGTATTTGTGCCCGCCGGCACATCAACCGTGGCGATATCCGATCCGAGCGTATGCCGGCCGGCAATCACGCCGCCCGTGATATCGTCAATCGCCACAGCCCGGAGATAGTATCTTTTCCCGCCAGCCAGAAACCCTCCGGTGCTGGCCGTTGTCGCAACGATTGAAGCTCGCGGCCTCCGAATGAGCGTGGAAATCTGATTGACGGGCAATGCGCCGCCTACCATGACTTGCACCACCGAAGTACCTTCTGCGGCTCGCTGCTCCGTCTGTGCGATTCCAAAGGTATATTCAGCCGGTGGAATCATCCGGGCCGCGCTGGACGAAAACCCGTGAGCCATCGCGGGACACCACGGCAGGGGCCGTGTCTTGGTATCAATCTCAACCGGCACCTTATCCGGCAGAACGTCCTCGGGCTTCGGCGCAATCACGTAGTCGTACATCGAATCCGTGGTTGTTCGCCCGGTAATGTCAATCGAATAATCCGGATTGAGACGCCATCCGGTGACGCGAAACTCGCCGGCCCCGCCCGGCATGTCCGGGTGCGTCATCGAGCAGACCATGCCCGGCTCTACCCCGACACCCAAAACCGTGGTCTTGAATTGCACCTCGCGCGCCGCGAGTTGCTCGGTCAGATCGGCGCCGCCCAACTCCTCGCGCAGCCGCGTAATCAGGAACCGGTGCGCGTGCGATTTCCGGTAGCACCCCAGCAAGTGCATCTCGTTGTGATGGTAAATCGGCTCCAAGCCGCCGGAAATCAGAAGCGCGTTGTCTTCGCCATAGAATGTTGCGGCATCTTCCTGGAAGCCGTCTTGGGCGCCGGGCTGCGTCTCCCCCTTTTCTTCATTCGAGTAACTTACCGTCAGATGATTGAACGCAGGCTGCGGCAGGTTCAGATCCAGGCTGTTCCAGACGATATTTCCCTCGGTAAACGCCTCCGCGACAGACGAGTTGCTGCGGATGCCCAGGCGCAACTTGCCGAACGCGAAACTGTAATACCCCAAACTCGGCGTCAGTATTTCCTGTAGCCAACTGCGCAGCGGCTTCTGTTCTGCGATGTATCCACGGAACTTGAATTGCGTCTCAGTGCCGGACCCCACCAGCTTATCGACCGTGTCGTCGGCAATGGCGGCCGCAGCCACCGCCGCGGCCACATCAAAATACTGTTCCGCCGTCGCCGCCGAAGCGAATTGCATTCCCTTCGCCCGCAGGAATGCATTCACCGCAATCCACACCGGATTCGTCAGCGTCTGCTGACTTCTTGATCCGGCGCCTGTCCACACCCAGCCCTGCAAGCCGCCGGAAACTATCGCCACCAGTTCGTGCTGTTCTGGCCGCGAAAGTTGGATGCCCTTTTCGTCTTTCCGTAGCAGTTCAATGAACGCAACCCCGGCGGCGAAATTGCGCTTGTACCATAGATTCCCGGCGGTATCCTGCTCCTGCCGCCAAGCCGGCAGATCATTGAACATCCCGGCCTGGCCCATCGATAGAAAATCTTTGGCGGCCGCCGGATCGGCCCCGGCAACTTCCCGCAGCCCAATGGTGGGATGTGGCCAGCCGTGCTGGAACTGCCCATCCAGCGTATGTCCACGTCCGTAAGTCAGCGGCCCGCGCCCCACAATTCCCAAGCCGCGCAGGAATTCCCCCTCCTCGCGGATGGCCGCCACAAGCGCGTTTACCTGCATTGCCGAATCAGTATAAATTTCCGGCAACGCTCGATTCACAATCGACTCATCTTTGATCGAGGTCGACGTAATCCGAATATCATTTACACGGTCTTTCACCCGCACGCCTTGCGATTCGATGATCTGTGCGCCGAAAAACCGGTCCATGGTATGCGCCAGGCAGCCGTTGTCCGTCGCATACCCCTTGTCGCAACTTCCGAAGTCCGCGCTCGGGAAGTGCGTCAGATCCAGGGTGTTGGCAGTATGCCCGCCGCCGGTAATTCCAAATGGGCACCCCCCCGATGTTTGACCGTCGTTAAATTTCTTCCAGCAAGTCTGTCCCAGGTTCTGCGTCGGATACGGCAACGCCAGTTCGTAAATGCCATCCGATGCCGATAGCGTGAATTGCGGCCCGGCATCCGATTTCCACTTCGTTACCTCGCCCTTCCACAAATCTAGTTTGATCCCGCTGGTGCCCGTCGCCGGATCCACCCAAAACAGGCTGAACTCCACTCCGGCCATCCGTAAGTTGGTGTCGTTCGCCAGGGCGCGCATCACCCGATCGGCGTTTCCGAAGATGAATTCCGCGCCGTCCGCGCCTCCTCCGTGCGAGGAGATATATTGCTGAATGCCGCTCCACGACAGCAGTCGTGCCTGGTAGAGTTGCCCGCCCACCGTGCATCTCCGGTCGGAAACGTACACCGCCGGATAGCCGCTTGCCCGAGGCTGCAATTTAACGAGCGGAATCACGGTCTGCGTCTGCGACAGCAGTCCCGCTTCGAGTGTGGCGTTCGGGAACCGCTCCAGTGTTGCACTTACGGTGTAACTCGGCCCGGTGGTCGGCACCTCGACCAGATTGACCCCAACCGTCGAGATGGCGTCAGAAAGATGCTGCCAACTCAGCGGCTCGTTCTCGAAGCGGACCGTGAACGCAGTGGTGCCCTGCCCGTTATCGTTCGGGGCGTTGTACGTGAATGAGCCGTATCCGCCCTGGCGTCCCTCCCAGAAGTCTCGCAGATCCTCGCGGTCAGTCTCATTCAGCGCCGCGCGAATCACGCGGAACACCCGCCGCCCCGTTCCCAGATAAAACCGCTGCTCGATCTTGGCGTTGGCCGAGCCGAACGGATGCACCGCGACTTCCGGCGCCTCGATCCTCGAGTGCCCGTAATCCGACACAATGGGGAAGACGCCCGAAGGCGTGATTTCGGGAACCTGGATGTTGCCTATGAAATCTGGCATAAACTCACTTCTTCATGGAGTGCCGGAATTCGCAGCGGTCGGGATGGCACCCGAAAATCAGCGGATGCAGGACGTAATGCGTGAAGGCATGCAGCAGGCGGAAACACGGCAGGCGGCGGATTATTGAGCCACCACGGGCACTGCGACGGCGCAGTACAGTTCCTGCCCGGCCGATGTTGTGATGTAGTTCAGGCATGTGTAGGTGGTTCCCAGTGTTCCGCCGCGGATGCGCGCCACGGTCTTGGCCGCGGTGAAGAGTTCCGTCACGAGCGTCAGTCCCGTGGGAATCGTCCACTCGCTGGCGGTGATCGTCTCACCGGAGGCGAACTGCTGCGCGCGATTCCAAAAAACCGTCAGGTCTTTGTCGGTGTCGGGGTCCTTCTCCCGCGTGATCGATAATTCCCTCACGACCACATGGATCGTGAAGTCGCGCGTTTGGCCGTCGCTGCGCGTAACATGGTTCGTAACCGTGTACCACTGGCCCAGCGTGCCGCCGCTCAACCGCACGGATGTGGTCGTGCCGGTAAAGCCATTCCCGGCCGCCGTCAATCCAGCCGACGCCGCCCATGAGCTGGCCGTGATCGTTACCCCGGCCGGCAACTCCCCACTTGCCGCCCAGTCGAAATCGAAGTCCTGCACCGAGGCTGCGAAATACTTTTTACGGATGATCTGTTCGGCCAAATTAATCCTCCGTGCCGACTTCCACTTCGCGGCCCAGCGGCGGCAGCACCATGTCCCCATCCAGCCGCGGCACCTGGATGTGGCGCCCCAGCGGCGGCAGAATAATCGCTCGATAGGGATTTGCTGTGAAGATGTGAAACACCGCGCTCTGCCCGCTCATCGTGAACGTGCCACTCTCGGCAATCATCGGATAGCCGTGGATCAATCCGACATCCTGACCGGTAAATAGGAATGCGCCCAATTCCGCATCCAGAACATTAGCTCCAGCCGGGGTGTAAATCAGTCCGGCATCCTGGCCGGTGAAAACATACACACCACCGGCGGCGGCGATCAGCCGCGCGATCCGTAGCCCCGCATCCTCGCCGGTAAACAGGAACGCGCCAATTTCGGCAGCCAACCTTCGGAGCGCAATCAACCCGGCATCTTGTCCCGAGAAGCTGAATGAGCCCGGATCGGCGGCCATTTTCCTGGAGGCCGCCAATCCGGCATCTTGGCCAACAAACGAAAACACTCCAGAAGATGCCGGAATAATCAAACCGGAGCGCAATGTTGCCGCTTGTCCTGAAAACGAGAAGCTACCAGCATCGGCGGAGATCCTTCGTAACGCAATGAGTGCTGCATCCTGCCCTGAAAAGATAAATGTGCCCGCAGCCGCCGCCATCTTCCGAGCCGCCGTCAGCCCGGCCTCCTGGCCCGTGAAAATATAGCTTCCCTGCTCGGCTGAAAGGATGCGTGCGGCCAGCAGCTCGGCGGCCTGGCCAGACAGTGCAAACGAACCGCTGGCCGCCGGAATCCGCCAGGAGTGTTGCAATCCCGCGTCCTGTCCCGTGAACGTGAATGCGCCGAGGTTCGCGGCCATGATTCTCGCGGCCCGCAAACTAGCCGCGCTTCCCGTAAACACGAATGCCCCGGACTCCGCCGACATGGTCGGATTGCCGGCGCCGACCAACAAGTCAACGTCCTGCCCGGTAAAGATGAATGCTCCCAAGCCCGCTGCGAGCACCCGGGTATGGAACAGCCCGGCGGTCTGTCCGGTATATAGAAAAGTTCCGGTGGCGGCCGCAAGTTTCCGGGCGGCTCGCAATCCGGCGGCTTGGCCGGTGAACGTAAAGGCGCCCGCATCGGACGCCAGAATCAATCCACGCTTCAATCCAGCGGCTTGACCGGTGAGCAGATACGCTGCGGCCTCGGCGGCCAGAATTCGCGCCGCACGCAACTCCGCTGCCTGTCCGGTGAATACGAATGCACCGGCACCGGCAGCCAGCGAACGTCCGTAAATCAGTGCGGCAGTCTGTCCGGAGAACAGGAATGTCCCGGACTCCGCCGTGAGTGGCACATCGCGCAACAGGCTTGCCGCCTGGCCGGTGAATGTGTAGACGCCGGAGTCGACGGAAATAATCTGATCGTGGACCAGTCCGGCAGCCTGCCCTGAAAACACAATCGCTCCAGGGTCAGCCGCTAAACTGTATCCACGAAGCAGATTCGAGTCCTGGCCGGTAAAAACATACTCGCCGCCATTGGCCGACACATTGCGGTCTGCCTTCAGCCCCGCCGCTTGACCCGTGAAGGTGAACCCGCCGCTTTCGGAAGACAGTTTTCGGTCGGCCAGAAGCGAGGCTGCTTGGCCTGAGAATGCAAACGTCCCGGATTCGGATGCCAGCAGGCGGTCGTGCGCCAGCGTGGCCGCCTGCCCGGAGAACGTGAATGCCCCCGAGTTGGCCACCACCTTGCGGTCGGCTGGAAGGGCCGCGGCTTGACCAGTAAACGCAAAACTGCCGGAATCCGCCGGCATCGGCACATTGCGAATCAGCGCGGCAGTCTGTCCAGTGAAGGCAAAACCACCGCTTTCGGCCGCGACATTTCTGTCCGCTGCCAATGTCGCAGCTTGACCCGTGAACGTGAACGCCCCCGTTGCCGCCGGAACCTTCCAGGATTTCAAAACCCCTGCGGCTTGGCCCGTGAATGTGAACCCGCCCGAGAGTGCGGCCACATTGCGGTCTGCCTTTAGGCCCGCTGCAATACCGCTAAACGCGAATGCCCCGCTGGCTGCATCGATGGTTTCATTCCCGCCGACGCCAACCAGGAACGTGCGGGCCGTTGTCCAATCGCTCCAGGTTGCACCGCCGTTCGGGTCGAGTGCTCGCGCCCGCCAGTACCAGGTGCCGTCGCCTAGTTCATCCCCGGCCTGCACCGTGAACGATGCCAAGTCGCCGGAATCGAATGGGTCGGTGTCGCCGCCATCGGTGGTGTTGGCGAAGCCGGAGTCGGTGCCGGATAGCTTGTTCAAGAGTGGACGATCTACCTCAATGTAAAAAATCTGATCGGTAGCTATAGCGTTACTCCAAACGCCTGCAAAATTTTTTCTTGAACTCACCCCTCCATGTGAAGGACTGGAATTATCTGCGCCCACTTGCACATTTGTAGCCCCGGAAACGGCGGCCTCAATCGTAACCACATAGTTCTCATAAGGTACGAGTGAAATTTGATCCACCCCAGAGAAAGTAAAAGTGATAAGCTGAAACGATCCAGTCAATGTGGAAACGTTAAAGCCAGCAGATGTTGCAAGTGCCAATCCGGTTGGAAGGCTAGTAGACCCATACGTTCCGCTATGGGCATAGATTTTCGCAAACGCTGTTCCTGTTGGGCTACCACTTTTCAATAAGTACCATTTGACACTTTTGAGCTTTCCGCCCCCAGAAGTAAAAGATTGCCCCTGCCCAGAATTGCCGCCGTCTGCTATGGTATCGAAAGTGCTATGGTTCGCCTCAACATAACTGTCATCTACTACCGTCCCGCCGGAGTCGAACGTTGCCACCGTGTCAACCTGCACGTTGTACCGCACGTCATCGGCGTTGCCATCCGTCCCGGTGAACTCCAGAGTGGGCGTCGTATCGCTGCCGAAGTCAGTCGCGTCGGCGGTGTTCAGCGCGATGGTGGGTGTAAGGTCATTCCACCAGACCATCGTGAACGATACGCCCGCCGCCGCGCCGCTCAGATCGAACGATGCATCCGCCGTCGCTGCTGGAGTCGCTTGCAGCCGGTAGGCGAACGACGCCATTTGGTCGCTGCCGATGGTGTTGCGGTACTGGTTCGTGCTGGTCAGCACCCAGCCGGTCCCGGAGATGCCAGCAACCGTGGGCGCACTGCTAACGAATATCGCCGCCAGACTCACATTGTCGCGATGGGTGGGAGTAGTGTCCGCAACTACAATGGGATCGGCAGACGCAACGGAGGCAGCCTGGAAGTCTACATCAACGCGCCAGGTCCCTACCTCGCTCGGAGTGAAAACATGCAGCGTCGCCGATACGGGTATGTTACCGCCCACAGAGCCGAAGTCCATCGACGGGTCTGCGCTCCACGTCCCGTTAAACTGCGCCCACCACATCTTCCGGGCCTGATTATTTGCAGCCTGAGCGAAGTATGGTCCGTTCCATGTCTGCCCGCCAGTGGCGTTAAGAGTAATCAGGCTAGCATCCGCCGTTCGTATCTGCCCCACCATCACCACCAGCATCCCGGAGGTCATGCTGGCAGGCGGAGTCAGTGCAAGAGTAGTCGGCTCTTGCGCCGTCCCGTTGTCAGCGGGGTTCGAGGCGGACCCGAAATAGGTTGGTGCTGCCATAAATCAATCCCGCTCAAACTCCAGCATGTGCTGGCAAATCACCACCTGGGCGCCGCGCGATGGCAATTCGTGGAACCGCTCCCACTCGCCCCATGCCACCGTCCACCACGGCCCCTCGCACCATCCGCCCGGAATATGAAACTCCGGTGGCGCCGTAGAGAACGATTCCTTGATGATCTTTACCCGCTCGCCGCGCAGATTCTTCCACAGCAGCGGGTCGACCCCGCGAATACAGCCCAGGGCATCTGCCGGCAAGTCTCGGAACCGCGCCCAAGCCATCGTGATCGTGCGGTCCCGCGGCTCCGTGAGAACTATTCCGCCCATTTCGCTTACCCCTCATTCGTGAGGCTTTGTCCGCCAGTAGACTTCGCGATGGCCCCCAACTGCTTGTCAATCTCCACCATCCGCGGCAACTCAATTGCCTTGATCTCCCGCGCCAGTTCGCGCGCCCGAGCCTCGAATGGTGCCGTCTGCGCTACGATTCGGTCGCGCTCCTCGCGCAGCGGCCCGGAACGCGATTGGATCTCCGCCTTCTCGGCTTGTAGTTTCTTGAATACCTCGAACAATTCTGGAAACTCCTTTAATGCCATGCCGTATCTCCTGTCTGTTAAACGTGAATTGCCGTCAAGACGCGCCAGCGCCGGCTCCCGGAAGAAGCCGGCATGAGCGCCGCGAAGTCGCCGCCATTCGCGATTCGCGAATCGCGAACTTACGCCAACGTCAGAATGCTGGCCCCGAAGTCCACCGTAAACGTCTCGGTGTCGGCCAGGTCCACGGCCGTTGCCTTGTCCCACCAGCCCAGCAGCGGCCGGGTTGCCGCCGCCCCGCCGGTGGCGTTGTAAAAGAACACATACCGGAACTGAGCAAAGGCCCCGGTGGACGTGAATACCGAATCGTTGCCCACCAGCGAATACGTCCCGCCGGATTGCGATGAGCCGGTAATCGTTACCGTGTTTCCACCAGCCGTGTAGCCATTGCCGGCCGCAATCTCCGCTGCGTTGGATGTGGATTCAATCACCGCCGGCGGCCCCACCACGGTGTCGAAATGTGTGTCGGCCGCGTTCGGCGAGGTGTTCGTCAGGGCAACCTTCAGCGTGTCGCTGCCCAGGTTATGAACCTTTTCCGCTAATTCCTCCACCGTTACATCGAACTTTAAGTACGTCGCCATCTGTATCCTCCCCTTTTCCCTTGACCGCATCTGCCCGGGGAGGCCATAATTGCCACGTTGAAAATGAGGCGCATGGCTTCAAACCCCGTGCCGTTCTCAAAAACGTCCTGCGGGGCGGTTCCTACCCGCCCCACGGGAATCAACTTAATTCCACCATTGCCATCCGGAACAGCACGCGCGCGATCCCGGCTTGCTGCTCCCAGAAACCGTCCATCCGAACCGTGTACCGCCCGGTTGTCGCCACTCCCGTCGGATCGTGCGAGAATTTCGGGCTTGTCTCCGGGCCGTAGTAAAAATAAAACGGCTCATGCGTCCCTTTGCGGTCCTGGAAAAACGTCCGCACCGTGGCAGCGCCAGAAGGCGCCAGCAGCGCCTCGAATTCAAACCGCTTGCGGCTGGTGGATGCCAGCAGACTCCGCTGCGATTCCCCGTTGCGGTATTCGTTCACCAGAGCCGGATACGCGCGGGCGTGCTGCATAGCCCGGTACAGGATCTCCGGGAATACTTCCACCGGACTCGCATTCGGCACGCTCCCCGGCATTAGCTCACCGCCAGCATTGGCCGCAACTGTGTTGCCGCCGTCTTGAGCCTCACCGCGTCTGACTTCTGGCCTTGCTCGACCGAGATTGCCAGTTCCCGACCGTGCTTGCTGACCACCGTCAGCGTCCGGCGGTCCAGCACCTCGCCTTCCAGCGTCAGCACAATCGGCACGCTGGCCGTCGTCGTTGGCGACTCCAGCGAGGCCCCGCGGGAGAAAACCTGATCGAGTGATGCAGTCGAATTCGATGTCAGCCCGCCAGTCGGCACCCGGAACACGTTCCCGCCGGAACCGAACAGCACGCTCGGCTGTACCGCCGCCGGAAAGTTCCCGCGCTGCGCCGTCGTCATGGCGTACAGTTGGATCAATTCGCGGATCTGCGGCTGCGCTATCGCGAGACTCAGATTCCCCCCATACGACTGCTTCGCTATCTCGACAATCGTTTGCAGCAGCTTCTTGTCCGGGATGTCCACTCCGTAAGTCGACCGGATCAACTCCCGCAACTTATCTTCTGATTTCTTCCGGAACAGCCCGAACAGGCCCACCGCAGCGCCGATCCCGGCCCCAATCGCTGCGCCCATCGGCCCGCCGAATTGGAAGCCAATCAGCGCGCCGCCGGCAGTCGTTTGCGCGAGCCCTCCCCAGCCGCCTTGCTTGATTCCGTTCAAAGCCAGCAACCCGCCTGCCAGCCCCGCCGCAGGAGAACCTAAAATTGAACTAAGCGACGTTGCGCCCTGCCCCTGTAGGAATGGGCCGATCAGGCCCTCCGGGCGAGCGTTACCAATACCAAGAAAGCCCTTCAGCCCCGGTAGCATCCCGGCCAATCCAGCCGCCTGCCCCACTCCACCGGCGCCACCGGCTGATGCCGCGCTCGCCGTGGGCGAGGTTACCTCTCCGCCAAACCCGACCGTGCCCCCCGGCGCACCCGGAAAACCTATCCCGCCCGCACCTAAGAAGGGTACGACCGATCCCAAAGCGGTTGCGGTACCCAACCCGCCGCCGGCGGTTGATGCGCCGCGCCCGCCCAACAGTCCCGACAGCAGTTTCGCCCAGTACGACGTCACCACGTCCTTGATCGCCGTCAGCATCCCGGTCTTGAACGAGTTCGCAATCGCATCCCACACCGATTCCGACTTCGTTACCAGCGCGTCAAACACCCCTTCCGCCTGCCGCTTAAACGAGTCGAACACCTTCTGGTTATGCGACTGGATGATCTCCGCCTGCCGGATCGCCGCATTCTCCTGCGTCGCCAGAATCGCCGCATTGGTTTCATTGTCCAGTTGTCCGCGCAGCAATTCGCGCTGTTTGGATAACTCCGCAATCTGCCGCGTGATGCCGTCGACATTCGCTCCGGCTGCCGCAAGAATCTCTTTCTGGAGTTCCGCCTGGGCCACTAATTGCCCAGTCTCCAGGTCAAGCATCGCCATCTTTACGCGATGCACTTGCTCGATGAACTGGATTTCGATATCGGCTCGGCGACGCTCAATGTCCAGCCGCACGACCAACTCCTGCTGCGCGTTCAATCCCACCGGAATCCGCGCCGCCTCTAAATCCAGGGCTCGCATCCGCGCGTCTCGCTCGCGCGCCAGAGCTTCGGTCTGGAATTGCAGCCGCTCCACCAGCATCCCGCGAATCTGCTGATCGAGTTCGTTCTCGAATCCCAGGCGCCTGTCGCGAAGTTGCGTGTCATACGCCAGGCGCGTCTCAAATTGCTCGCGGACAACATCGTTGAATTTCTCGAATGATTCCAGCTGCGCCTCCCGGATCTTCAGTTGCAACGCCTTTTCCAGCGACAACCTGGCCTCGGCTTGCAATGCAAACCGATGCGTTACCCCAGAATCGTCCGTTGGCGTGCTGAGTTTCTCGATCTCTTTCATTACCTCTAGCAACGCCTTGGCGGCACCGGTAGCCGCCTGTGTCTGTGTTGCCAGCAGGAACTCGCGAGCCTTCTGGTTGGCCTGTTCCTGCGCCTTGGCAATCTTCTGCTGCAACTCCAATTGCTCCGCGGTCAACTTATTAGCCAGTGCCTGCTGTGCCGTGTCGGGAACTACCGGGATATCGACTTTCGATTCGGATAGCTTTTTTATCAGTACCGTTAATGCAGACAGCCGGTCCTCGGACGCCTCCAGGTTCTCGTTCATTTTCACAAGCGTTTCGTCGCTGAAGATGCCGAATGTGTTTCCGATTCTGACGATATTCAACGCCGCCGCGTTGAGCGTTATCATCAGTGCCTGCCATGCCTTCGAGATCTCCAGTAACATCATCAGCATCGTGCCCATGACCCTGATCGCCAGTTCGATAGGCGTGATTAGGTATTGCACGAATAGCCCGCCGTTGTCCTTGATCCATGTTGCCAGTGTGGCAATGGCCGCTATGACCCCTTTCAGCGCCGGCTGGAATCCCTCGCCAATCGTTTGCTTTGCCTCCTTGAACAGGCGGTCCAGAGATGTCATCTGCTTGCCAGCGGTCCCCATGGAACGCTCGTATGTCCCCAGTAGCCTCGTTCCGAATTCCAGGACCTGGTTCTCGGCAATCTGCTTCTTCTCCAGTTCCGTCAATGCCTTCCCGGTTTCGCGCTGCCGTTCCAGAAATGCCTGCTGGAAGTCCACCATGATCCCGTAGGTGCGTAGCACCCGCACCTGCTGGGTCACAATGCCGTTCACGATGCCCTCGAATGCCTCCGAGGAGTTGATTCCGGCAATTACCGCAGCGTTCTGTGCCACTCGTGCCAGGTCGGCCGCCTTGGAGAGATCGAGTTCGGCCGCGATCATCCGGGCAACGCTCCCCCGGGCCTCCTCTAATGCGATGCCACGGGCCCGCACCGCCTCCACTGCCGCGCGTGCTGTGCGAACCTCTATCCCATTTACGCGCGCAAGCGAATCGACGACAACCGCCAGTGTCTCGGTGCGGGCCGCATATAGCGCCGATTCCACGGTAAGTTGCCGGATTACCTCAACCACACTCTGGAACGCTGCCCGCACGGCATGGGCAATCAGGATGCCTTTGGCCATCCCGAGCACCAGCCCGTCGAAGCCTTGGCTACCCTTCTTGGAGCTGCGCTCCAGGTTGTCGCCCACCCCGCCTACCACGCGGTTGAATTGCTCAACCTTGGCTATTCCGTCCCGGGTGTCCACCCGGATGACTAACTCAAGATTCTCATTGGCCATTGGGATTTACTTCTGCGACGGCTCGTTTTCTTTGTCGAGCCGATCGCGGTGCTGCTCGATCAGTAGCAGCACGTCCAACTCATCCGGGGAGACATCATCCATCGTGATCGTCACCCCGGCATTCATCATCCGCCGCAAATCCACCGCCCGCATTAGCAGCCGCCCCTCGGGACTGGATTCGCAGGCGTTTTCTAGTTTCGTCAGGATGCACGCAGCGCAGCGTTGCTCGTTGTCCGGGGCCGCATCGCACATGCGCGGCCCTTCGCATAGCTTCTCCCGGCGCAGCCCCCAGTAAATCAGGTAATCTACCGTTGGGCGTTCAGGCCACGCCGGCTTTAAAAATCAGATTCTGTCCCGGACTGCACTGCCCGCACCGACTTCAGGATGACTTCGGAAACCGCGGTGGCTTTATGCACCACCGGAACCGATCCGGCGTATCCCTTCGGATATCCCGGCTGGATCAGCTTGTCGTAGAGCGCCCCGGCCGCGGAAATATTGATCCGTGTCTCTGTCCGGCCATGCTCGAATTGCAGCGTGTCGCCGGCATTCCGCGAGTAGTCCCGCTCCTCGCGCTTGGTGGGCATCCGCAGCAGGTGCTCGGTTCTCGCCCGCGGTACGTCCATCACCACCAGATAACCACCCCCGGAACGCTCCACGTCCACAATCGCCGCCCGGCCCAAACGGGAAACAATATGTCCCGCCTCGGCGCCGTCCAGTTCCGGTAATGGGTAGTCCGCACTGGCAATCTTCTTTACGAATTGAATGTCCAGCTCGTCTGTCTCTGTAGCGCGCGTTTGCACCCCCCCGCCGACCGGGCGCGACACCACGCGGATGGCGTTCTGATGCGCCATCCACTCCTCGTCCGTGGGATACCTGACATGCACTTCCCTGTTTCCGCTCTCGGATTCAAAGACAACCCTGATCCCACCGCTGACATCAAACAGCGGAGGCTTACTTTCTTCGCTCATTTTCACCTCATGGATTTTTTGGAGCCGCACCAGGGAATCGAACCCCGAACCTGGGCTTTACAAAAGCCCCGCTCTGCCGTTTGAGCTAGTGCGGCGCCGGATTTGATTGGTCCCGCTGGCCGCGGCTTACGAATCGCGCGGAACGCCCCGGCGGCGGGCACCCCGGAGAATCAACAACGCAGCGGGACCTGGGCGGCGCATATGTTCTTTGGCAGGACGCCGCCCAAATTGATTAAAAATCATCGGCCCACGCATCCGAAATTTGCGACATCAATTACGGCTCGACAGTGCCAATATTATCCGTGTTGCACTTCGCAACCGCTTCCAGTAAGCCGTTTGTGGAGTGGTACAGGCAATTAGCGTCCACGTTTACCGTCAGCAGACCGTCCACATCGCTGAACTCTGCGGCTCCAAATACGATCCGATGAAACGTCAGCGCCAGGCTGTTGTTGGCATCGTATGTCAGCGTCAAAACGGCCGTTCCCTCGGTCTGGTTCGTTACTTTCGTGAGTTCCGTTGAACCGTTCTCGAAGCGAGCAGTAAACTTCAGGCCCAACGTCCTGTTGCCAACCTCCAGCCGCCCGCGAATGGCGGCACCATCTTGGGTTCCAGAACCTGGATAGAATCCCTGGTCGAGCAGCAGATTGTTCTGGAAACTTGCCTCCAGGGAGACAATGTTCTTTGCGGTAACGTAATCCACGCCGTTAATCGTACATGCCAGCGAGGCAGAGGACAGCAGTTTTTCCGCTGTCGCCGCCGGCATCGCGATTGCCGATGGCTCCGTGAATTTTCCGCTGCCTACAATGTCGCAGGTCAGTTTGCTGCTGGCCCGCCCCGGACCGCTCGCAACATTCAGCGTCCATCCAGAAATCACGTTCCCGATGGTCACGTAATCGAATACGTCAGAAGCCCCTGGGCGCATTTGCTCGATGTAGCTGAAATACGGCAGCTCGATGCCGTCCGTCTCCGGGTCCAGCGGCGTGCAGGTGTAAGTCAGGTTTGGCGGCGTTCCGCTCTTTGCATACGCCCCCAGCCCGAATACCATCCCCCAAGCGCCAAAATCAGACGACAGGTACTTATCGATCTGTCCGGAAAAGTCCCAGTGCGACTTGAATACCTGGGTGGGGAATTCGTGCCCCTTGCCAAGTTCCGGTGCGTCGTTCTCGGTCATTAACTTCGGTCGGTGTAGGGTTGTGTTCAGCTTCCCGAGACGCCAACTGCCGGCGGCGACATTCGCCACGCCAATGGCGTTTTGCTTCTTGAATCCCCATCCAATGAGTGCTTCCTGTAACCTAGCGGGCATCGTCATTCACCTCCCAGTGCGTTTCTTTCTCCGGAGCGGGACACTGCCGCCATTTCTGGACCATCATCAGGTACAGGATCTCCGGGATTGCTTCCACCTCCCGCGTTTCTCCCGTGGAGGCTTTCTTCATCCATATTTTTTCCATCTAGTCGTCTCCAATCTCGCTGAATGTGATCTGCACCTCGAAATGGTCCATCCCGGCATCGTCAATGCGCCGCTGGATGGAGGGCAAATCCGTCAGGCAGGAAGGATGCACGTAGGAGCCGGTAATCGGCTGCGCGCTCACCGTGGCCGGCACGCCCTTGACGATCAGGCGAAACAATTTCCCGTATCCCGCCGGCGGCTCGTTGTCCTGTAGTTCACGGCAAATCAGATACAGCGCGAACTGATGTTTCCATACCTCGCTGCTGTTTAATTGCCCCGGAAACGTCCCCTGCCACGCAATCAGAATCCCCGGTGCATCCATCTCCGCCAGCGCCTTCGATAAACTGGCGTTTTTCAGGTAGCCGTCGTGGTAGACTTCGATCCGGTCGGCGTTCCCGCCCAACTCCGCCACCAGATCCGGTATGTCGCGCAGGAAATCGCGTAGACTAACCGCAATCTCCGATGGCTCGATCATGCCGCCCTCCGCACCACTACCCTCACCATCTGCTTCACCGCCGCGCTCCATGCCCGCCCGATTACCGGCTGTAGCGCCATAATGTTGCGCGTCGAAAGGATCATCCACGGCTCGCGCAGTTGGTTCCTGACAGCCTTGACGCGCGCTGCAAACGGACCCATGCCCAGCCGAACCTCATTGTCCCTAACGGTGCGTGGCGTAAAGGCGTCCATCATGTGCCCGATAAACCGCTTTCCGGTTTTCTTACGCTTCTTCGCCCGAGTCAGTTGATTTCCGAAAGCGAGCCCGTGTCCGCGGAGGTCACGAATCGGTTTTAATCGCATGTTCCGCTTGATGGCCGCCCATTTCTTCGACAGCGGCTTCGCGGGACCGTCCGTCGGACCAATCCCAGCCGCCGTCCGGGCATTGATCTCGCGCACTGCGGCAAACCCGATTACCGCCATCGACTTCTGCGGTATCGTCAGCCGCCCCAGCTCCACCTTCTTTTTCCAGTAGATGCTGACCGCTCTTGCCATCTAAGTACCATTCCGTCAAGCGATGTCATTCCGAACGCAGTGAGGAATCTGCTTCTTCCTGATTTGGTGGCAGGGGCTAGAATCGAACTAGTTACCTCCGGGGTATGGGCCCGGCATGCAACCACTACACTTCCCTGCGATGAATTTGCTGGATTCCGGTCCTGAATTGGAGTATTCCGTGCCAGCCGCCCCACGGCCGGAATCCGTTGACTGGAAACTGTCTAGGATTTATTCCCGGCGGATCCCCAGCAGCACCCCGCCGGCGCGGTCTACTTCCACCTGCCATACCCGGTAGGTATCCGCTCCGATGGTCACCGTGTCGCGCTCCTGCGGCGTCTCGTTCATATCGGAGAGTTGCAAAAACAGCACCATCGCGGTGGAATTCGCTTCCCGCGTCTCCGGTCCGGCTGGCTCCGCAATTCCCTTGACGGTCTGCGGCTCTGCCCCGGGGTTCCTCGATTGATACACCACGTCCCTGCCGAGCACGCCAACGACGCTCTCGTTCATCGTGCTCGACAGGGCATCCCAATCAGCCATCAATCACTCCCAATGGCTTATTTCCGTGCGTATTCGATCCAGGCGCCGTACACGTAAACATCGTTGGAACCGGTGGCGTGTGCTCCCGGGGTCAGTGTGATCGCCAGTGTCGTCGGATACGGCCCGACTCCGCCAGCCGCGAGTGTAACCGTCAGGTCCTGCAGTGTCGTACTGAGTGCCCCAGTGTTACCGCCGAAGTTGGTGTCCCCGGTTCCTTCGAAAGCGCCAACGGCGATTACAGGCGTGTCCACTGATGCGGCCTTCATTTTGGCCAGCACGTGAACCTCAATAGCTGCGGTGTCATCCAGGTCCGGCGGATAGCAGATGCTCGGCAACTGGACCTCAAGCACCGACGCGGAAGCCCACGAAAGCCGCAATTGCTTGTCTGTGGCTGCATTGCCGCGTTCCAGGATCGGATCCGTGTCCTTGGCGACCTGTGCCGTGCCGACAGTCGCGATGTCGTTCGTGGCGATAATTAGCGCGTCGGAAATCGGCAACTGGATGCATCCGGTTGCCAGGGTCGTGCCCAGCTTCGCGGCCGTTACTGCGCCGGCTGCCAGGTTCGTGGTCCCAACCGTGCCGCTCCCTAGCGTGCCGCTGCCTGGGCTGGAAATATGCCGCACCTCGATGGTCGCGGTTGCCCCGGAAGTGATCGTCGCCATCGCGATGCCGAAGAAATAGCCGCTGGACTTCTTCGACAGTTTCGGCGTGTCCGCATCCACGTAGAAGATCGAATCTCCCACGGAAACCGCGCTGCCTGCGCTGTCATCAATGCCCTTCACGGATAGTTTGTAGACACCGCCGTCAAACTTCACCATCGTTTCCGTCGAGGCCGAAACTCCACCTTCACCCTCCGCTGACAGGGCCACCCCCGTCATCGTCCCGAATCGCACCGGATCGCCGGACGCCGGAGTAGCCGGATCCGAGCAGACAACGGGAAGATGTTTGCCGTCTTGTACAAAATTGTTCATTTCTTCTCTCCTTGATTTTCAAAAAACTGTTCTCACGGGGCGCCTGCCTGGCGCCCCGTTTCCCAATGCCGCATCAGATGGATTAAGCGCCGTCGTTCAGGTACGCCCCGCGGAAATCAATCACGCCGCACCCGAAATCATGGCGGATCTTGACCTCAACCCCGTCCACATCGAAACCATTCCTGGTCTCCGTGTAGGGGCCCTCCTGGCCTTCCAGATATCCGTAAACCACCACCGGAGCAATTGCCGGATCGGCGAATAGATACCAGCCCGTGGTGCTGGTTCCATCGAGCCGCGGCTCGGTAATCGGCGTCAGCATTCCGCCAAATACCGTCTGGTTCGTCGCCTGCGCCGGAACGAAGTTAAGTGACGTGTACTGCAGCGCCAACTGCTCCTTGGTCGCCGGGGCTACAAGGAACTTCGGCGCTACCCCGATCACCTTTCCGCCGGGACTCGTCTGAATCCGCATGGTCTTCCGTCCCACGCCAATCGAGGTGTCGGAAATGGCCGTGCCGCTCGCCGTGTAATTGGCATGGTCCGACGAGAACAACGCGAAGGTGTCCACCATCGTCGGGTTGGCTGTGATCTTCGCCCACACCAGGTCGGCTTCCTTCTGGGCCACTTCAAGACCCATTAGCATGGGAACCTGCGTGAAAGCCGCCAGGTCGTCGTTGATGATCGTGCGCCGCGTGATGGCCACCACTTCACCGTAAGTCGCCAGGCTCCAGGTCTCTTTCCCTTCCACCAGCGTTCCGTGGGGATATTCCCCGCTCTCCGGGATAAGTCCCAGGCGGGTGCTGTTGTCCAACCGGAGTTCTGTCTTGGTCTTGAAGTCGGGAGCCGTGCGCCGGGCCGCAATCTCACGCCAGCGCGATTGCTCCATTCCGTACCCGGCCAGCATGGATTTCCCGGCCGAATCCGCCAGAATGAATGGGAAATCGCTGGTTGTCTGGAACGCCAACTCAGCAATCCGCGAGCGGTCCAGCCCCCGCCAGCTCTTGCCGGCAGCCTCCAGGCATTCCTTGGCCGCATCCATCAGCGTCATGCCGACGTAGGGCCTCGCAATTTCCTTCGCCTCGAACCGCTTCGGGTCGTTGCGATGCAGCATTGCCGCCACCATCCCGGCGCGCCGCGTGTCCGCCGCATCCCGTACCATCTCCGTGGTTGAGGTGCGCACTATCGGCTCAGCCTCCGATTTCTTGGCCTTGGCCTCAATGGCCAGCTTCCGGAAATCATCCAGGCTCGTGCCGGCATCAATGTGCTGCTCGGAGAACTTCGCATCGAGACCCTGTATTTCAGTGATCGCGCGAATCTCTTTGCAGCGCTGCCGCTCCTCGGCCTTGGCCGAAGCGGCTACTGCAGCGGAATCAACCGACAGAGGAAGCAACGGCGCAACTGCCGACACCCCCTGCACATACTCCGTCCGGGCCTCTGCGCCCGTCTTCTCGTCTTTGTTCATCTCTTGCTCTCCTTGGGCTGAAGCCCTCAATCCACATTGATCGTCTCCGCCTGATTCAGCCGGACTAACCGGCTCAATCTCGGCTTCCGTAAAAACCATTTCCCCGTCGCCGCGGAATCCCGCTTCCGGGTCCGCGCCAATCGGCACCAGCGATATCTCCTGCGGCTCCCAGTCAATGGCCAGATACGACTTCTTGTCGTCGTCTTCCTTGGTTATGTCCTTGAGCTTGTGAATAGCCGCGCCCACGCTGGCGTTCCTGATGATTCCGTCCTTCACGTCCTCCCAGATCGGAGTAACCTCCTCGCGATTACTGAACCGCAAGTCCGCCTTCCCCTTGCCCTTCTCGATCCAGGCTTTCTCCACTACGCCCACAACGCCGGATAGCCGGTGGTCGTTATGGCTGTCCAGCACCGGGGCCCCGCCGTTCAACCGGTCCAGCCGCACGTGCTCCGGCTTCATGCTCAGCGTCAGGTTGTACTCGCCATCCTCCCAACCCCAGCGCCGTACCGTCGCGCCCGTGTACCACGTGACCGGAATCTTCCGCTGCGCGGCGCCCGCATCCCCACCATCGGCCAGCAGCGCTTCCGATGGCTGGCCGAATTCCACCGCGAAATGCTCAATCGGCATCTTGATCTTGCCGCCGTCCAGAAGTTCTGCCCGCGCGGCGGGCTTCTTAAGTGGCGGACGTAAAACAGCCATGGCTTCATTCCCCCTTCTGCGGCACGGCCGCAACTTCAGACGCTTGCTCCACGCCGGTTTTGCTGACTCTGCGCGGATCGCAATCTAAAGTAATTTTCAAATCATCGAATTTCTTGTTCCGGGCGGCGATTTCGTACATTACCTCGTCGGGATCCTCTCCCTGCTCGGAAATCATCCCGTCCCAGCTCTGCGCCCCTTGGCGCACATTGACCAGATTCGCCTGCGCGTCCTTGAGTGGATCAGCACTCTCATAGGGCGGAGGCGCCCACTTCACTTCGTAATCCGCAGCCGGTATTTCACCGGCAACCCATGCGGCATTAGCAAACCATCGGCGCGCCGGCTCGCAAAACATCGGAATCAGGCATAGCCAGCGGAACTCATCAATCCGCTTTCGGAATCCGATCATCCCGGCCTTATGCCCGCTGTAATTCACCCCGGAATGGTCTCCGGTCAGCAATTCATACGGCATGCCGACCCCGGATGCGATGCGCGTCTCGGCATTCCTTATAAAATCGCCTTCCCCGGGCGTCCCTCCTGGCAATTCAGGAAATACAATGCCCTCTCCCGGCAGGATTCGGTTGAACTGTCCCGGGCGAAACGTCTCCAGCCGGTGGCCGGTGCCGCTCTCCGTGGAAGCCGCCCCCATAGCCGTGCTTGTATCCGGGCTGGTAATTACTCCGGTCAGGCAGCTCTGCAGCTTCTTGGCAACTATCTTGGCGTCTAAATATTCGTCCAGGTCGCGCAAAACCATCAACAGCGGAGTCATCCACGGCACTCCGCGGACCTGCCCGGCGCGGCGCTTCTGGTAGATATGCAGCACCGAATCAGCCGGAACCCGGTGCGACTCGAAGTTCTTGAACGTCAGCAGCGAGGTGGACTCTCCGGGATGCTCGGAAAATAGCCAGTAGAAAATTCTCCGCTCCGTCAGGTCAAACTCAACCCCGTGGATGATGTACCCGGTGTCGGTCGCGCCGGTCTTGTTCAGGTCCAGGTAATCCGGCTCGATAACCTGCAACTGGACCGGAATCCGAAGACCGTCCGATGGCCGGCGGTCTCGGCGCCTGACTAGGCACTCGCCGGACTCCACAACGGTTCTGGCCACCATATTCTGCAGGCCGTAAAAATCCAGTTGCCGCGCGGCATCACACTCATCAACCCAACGCTCCCATGCCGGCTCGATCTTTTCTTTCAGATTTCGTGGATCCACCTTTACCTTGGCGCTGATTCCGTACCCGACCGCATACGACGTGATGACGTTCACAACCTGGGCAGCGTAGGTGTTGTCCCGCACCATTTGCCTGGACCGCTTGCGCAGCGTGGATAGCGATGATCCGATCTCTGTGTTCGGTCCGCTATCCGATGCTACCCAGCCCTGCGTCCGGCGATCCGTTCTCGCAGCCTCATACGCCAGCCTGAGAATTCCAGCGGCGGCTCGCGCCCGCATCCGGCGCAATCCGCGCTCCGGATCCATCCACCCGATGAATTCGTCTAGCCAGGAGTGGCGCATTATTTCTCGAAAACCCCGTAGGAAAATCTGTCGGCGGACGTGCCGGCGGCTGCGCCAACCTCATCCCGCATCACGGAGCGTAGTTGCAGCATCTCGGCCATGGAGTGATAGCGCACCAGGCGATCTCCGTATCGCACCTCCAGTACGCCGGTTTTGATCGATGCCTCCAGGGCATCTAGATCTGTCTGTGTCCAGGAAGTGCTCATTTATGTCCCAAACTTGCGGCGCTTGAAGTAGAAAACTGCTTGGTCCGCCGGCGAAGGAATCACCCCGATTAGCTCCCAGCCCTCTGAGCCGAATTGCGCTAAATCCATGTCCCGGTCGCCTACTTTGGAGCGGTATTCCCAGCGGAATGCCCGCTGCGTTGATGGCCCCTCGCTGCGCGGGCGCATTTGGTCTGATCCGCCGGAATAAACTTTCACAGCTAGAACCACTCCTTGGTGCGAGTCTCGTACCAGTCATCCGAGCGGCCTTCGTCCCGCCATTGCCGCTGCGTCCCGCCCGCATGCACCGGATTCTCTGTTTTTTCATCCCGAGGCGATTCCGGCACGACGGAAACTACCGGCATCCCGAGGGCGTCTTCCATCGCTTTCCATTGCCGCTCGTTGAATATGTCAATCCCGCAGATGGTTGCCGCCGCGCGCCCGTAAACCTTCAAATCCAGCGGCTCATTCCGCACATTCGGCAGCTTCTGCCACTTAATCTTCCCGTTCGCCTTGACAACTCTGCGTTCGGAGCATAGCCCGTCAAAATAACTCCGATCGTACATTGGGAAGTGGTAGCAGGCTGGCGAGGCGGCGCCGTCTCCGCGCGGCCGCACGTAGCGCAGCATGTCGTAAATCTCACCCTTCACCCGGTGCGTTCCCACGCCATAGATCCGCACATTCTGCCGCTTCCTGGCGGCATCTTCCTTAGATACCGAGCAGATGACTCGCTCCGGGTCGTCGCGCCCCTTCACGGCCACTACGCTGCGCGGCGTGAATACCCTAGTTCCAGCCGGCCCGTGCGATGGTTGCGGATGTTTCTTTACGAATTCATAGACCGTGGCGGCCTTGCTGCCGGTGTCAATCGCCATCAGCATGATCGGCATTAGATGCCCGCTGGCATGTCGGTACTCGCGCTGCAGAACCTCGGCGTTTAGCTTTTCCCATAACGATGGCGACGTAACCGGAAGCGGCTGACCATTCTCGGCAATGTCCTGAATAATCCGATAATCCACCGACCAGTTCTCGCGGTCCCGCCCCCACGCCACCACTTCGGCCTCCAGGCGGGGAGGGTTGTCCTGTACGTCCACCTGGGCCGTGAGGAAAAGGCCCCGCTGCGGAACCACTGCGTCATCGCCAAATGGGTAATTCTCGCGCCGCGCAAATAGCAACTCCGATTCCGGGGTTTCACCGTCATCTTCCCAGAGCTCCGCGAGGTCCGTCGTAACAAATGCCTTGAGCTGCTGCGGATCGTCCTTGGCTTTCAAAAACTTGTCTACCAAGTCGGATAACTTCTCCCACGGCGAGTACAGGTGTGAAATCCAGAAGCCAGCCGTCCCGGCGAATGGCTTCCCGGATCGCCACTCCGCCTTTTCGCATGCCGCCCAGCGCTGTGCGTCATTCCATCGCCCCTTGCAGTGCTGGCATTGGTAATACGCAGATTCCGCCTGCTTCTCTGGCGGCAGGGTTTTATCCCACTTGACGCCATCGAAAAACCGCAGTACCTGAAACTCACCGCACTCAGGATGCGGACAGGCAACCCATGGCTTGCGCTCGTCGCTCGCCGCATACGCCTTGCCGATGCGGCTTCTCCCGGCAATCGTCGGAGAACATGCCAGAATGATCTTCCTGCGGCTGCCGAACGTAACCGTGCGCTGCCGCGCTAGGTAGATTGGGTCGCCCTCGCTGCCGGCGCTGGCGGGATATTTGTCCGGTTCGTCGCAAAACAAATACCGGATTGATCGGCGCGCCAGGTTTCCGGGGGAGATCGATCCAACCAGGGCCACCGAGCCACCCGGAAACTCTTTCTCCAGGATGGTGTTCGATGAATCGCGGCTGCGCGAGTCCGCCACTAGGCCGTGCAGCACGGGACAGTCCCGCACCATCGGCGCCAGCCGCTCGACCGAAAACGCTTTGGCATCCTTCTCCGCAGGCTGTACGATCAGCACCGGTCCGGGCTGCTCGGAGATGACGAATGCCAGCGCCGCCTGAATGAAAATAGTTTTGGTCAGTTGGGTTCCGCACATCAGAACTGTCGTTTCAACCCTGGGATCTGTGAATGAATCGAAGATTTCACGCTGCCATCCGTGTAAGCGAATGGGCCCCGTCCTGCTCGAATAGCGCGATGACAGGACGAAGTGTTGCTCTGCCCATTCTGATAGCTGCTGAGTCTCCTGCGGCTTCCACAACTCCAACCATGGCGCGAAAATCTCCGGCTCCGGACTCATCATGCATTGGCTTTGTATTCCGACATTTGGAAAAGCCCGCGGCGAACCTCGGCGCCGATCAGCTCCCGGCATCGGATGGGATCCGACTCATTTGCCAGGCGGTCTCCGAGCTCATCGCCAATCCGGCCGAAAATGTCCTTTGCCCGCAGAATCATTCCAGCCACCCAGGCGTTGACTTTGCCGATATCCACCAGTTCCCCCTGCTTGGCCCGTAACTCCAACCCTCGCAACCCAGCTAGGGCCGCTTCCTTCCGGGCCCGCTCCCGGCGAAAGTCCGGGTCGGCAGCGTCATCGCTGTCACCGTGGCCCGTTCGGTCCCCGCCGGCCACCGGGTCCAGTAACTGCGTCCGTCGCAGGTCGGCCTCGTTGGGATCAATCCGGCGCTGCTTCCCGTGTACCGGAATCAGCCCCTCGGTGATCTGCCGCACAATGATCTGGCGCGATAAACCGCACCGCCGGGCGTACTCCGCCTGGCTCACCAACTCCGGTTTTCTTGATTTCTTGACTGAACTTGCCATTCGGTACGCAGGGATGACGTGGCGCACACTAACACCACTCCCTATTTTTAGCTTGGCATGTTTCGCGGTATTTTATGCGGAGAAGCGTCCCGTTAGGAACGAAACGGCGGAATCATATATCCTGCTTACCGTTGATTGGTAAATCCCTAGCTTTTCACCGATCTCTGCCTGCGTGTAGCCGGCCAGGGCCAACTCGACAACGCGCCGTTTCCTGCGCGGCAGCGCATCCAACATCTTTTCAATCAGAATCTTTTTCTCAACCGCCTCGATGCCGCCGTCCGTTTTCGGCTCGGCCCCATCCAGCGGTACATCTCGGAACACGGTATCTCCTTTCGGTGTTCCGATCAGAACATGCCCTCCACCACCTGCCGAAAAACACGACAACGCCAGCGTGTGCCGCGGCCTGCCCGACAACCAGCCAACCGACAACCAAGTTTCAACTGCCGCCGCTAGCCCTTTTGTGTAACCATCCCACCA